GCGTTGACTAACAAGTCACGACTAAAGACCGTCGCAACTCCGAGGAATGTAAGATTTCTTGTAGAGGTAGGCGGGGACCAAGTAACAAGGCGTTCCAAATAGGGCTCCTTCCATTCTGCATCACTCACTCATAAATTATAAAACTCTCTACTTCGCTTTCAATTTAAACCTGAAGCCTCGACTTTTGGTCAGAAGCAGTTTAAAAAGTGTTAATAAGAGTTAAATTCCTAAAGAATTATAAATTATGACAGAGCAATACCAGGTAAGGTATCTGGCTTGTTCGAAGTACCACTACATACAAGGCGTAGTGAGATTTGTGCTCTTCATCTCGTGGATATATGGGATATCCGAGACAGAATACACAACAGGATAATGTATAGGGTTAAAAGGTTCAGGATAAGGAATCTTAGACAACGTTGCGCGTTTCCACACAGACTGAATCTGTCTAATCCACTTTTTCATGCAATGCTTATCTTCGTCTATAGCTTTATAGAGTAGATCGGTTTTTCCATGAAATAGAGCTTCCACACAGTAGAGCGAGGCAAGCTGAGCTTCAGTAATGACATCTTCTGTCATTGAACTTTGAAAGGCAGCTGCCGCAACAAAACCGTGTTTCGGGAGACTCTTCATCTTCTCCTTTGCATAGGACCAAACAATCCACGAATTATTTTTTGGTTTACTGGGTAAACGAAATTCATCGTGGTCGTAAATCATTCTAGCTAAACGTAGATCATGATTCGATGGTTGGTATTTTCCTATACAGGGGAGACCTAGGCCACCAAGATATTCCGGAATAAACCAAGGAAATCTTGCCACCTTCAACTTATCTCCATTAATATGGAGGAATTGGCATAAAACGCGTTCTCTTAAACAATAAGGAGAACCTTCAACCAATTCACAGGCTCGCGAACCTAATGATTTTTCACCGCTATCAACCACACTACCTGAACCTCCAGACCTTTTTTGATTAAAAAGGATACCAAGATTCACGTGGTCGATTTTTTCATAATTAATTACTCTATTAACTTGACGGCCTTTTATTATGTTGGAAATACCAACATAACCAAAAGGATGAAAAGTATAAGAGTGGGAATTAATATTGAGAAAATTATCGGAATAATAAACTTTTCCGATAGAGGGGCTGAGTCCGCAGAAGGCACCAATCTGCTCCCAGACACTCACTCCATAGCTGTTAATTTTCATCACCGCATCATCACCATTTATTGTAAGTGGGCAATCTCGTAAAAGCCACTTGTGATTATCACTAATCTCAAGAGCCCATCTACAAATTGCAGCATTAACTATACAAAGAATGGGGAAGGATACGATTGAACCCATAAGTTGACCCATTGTCTGCGGGCGCTGAACACCCTCATATTCGATTGTATGACCGGTTAAAGCTTTTAAGAAAGCGTCACTTTCATATTGTGGAAGATCTAAGATCTCACAAATTGATTTGACAGCTTGATTAGAACAAAAACTCATCATTTCGTTAGTTGCATCTGTATAATCTACAGAAAGGAACTTATGTGTTTCCTTTAAGTTAGCACCCATTCTATCTTGTATATGTACACTATTATCTGGTGTACCTATAAATTTAAAACAAGGGTGAACCTTTAAAGTTTTCCAAAGTTTCTTTTGAAGAGGTTTAAGCATAGTATAAAGCAACGGTGGTCCTTTAGAGATCACTCGTACTTTAAGTGCTTCTGGCAACCCAAGCGGAATCGCTATCGCTTCTTCTTTTGCAACCTTTTTAACGATATTATCATACAGTCTAGAGAAGTACATACGTAACTTCGCAGACTCACATCCCACCATCTCCGAATGGCGGGTCCTGATTATCTTCAGATCGACAAGACTCTCTTTGTCATTTATCAACAGATCTCCGATGAGATCGGGATCTTCAACTATAGCCCCCACTGCCCCCATCATAGCTCTACTATTAATGTAGTTAGCTGAGGTGGAGGGGAAGAATGGTTCAATTCTTTCCATGGCTGTATAGGTGATATCTTCGAATAATTCGAGAACTGTACGCTCAATTTGATATCTAACCGTCTTTTCAGACAGTTCGAATTCAACGAGTTTACAGACTTTCTTAACTTTATCCGATTGAAGAAGACATTTAGAGTTTTGGAACGGAACCGCCTTTGTTAACTTTTCAAAGGCGGCTTCCTCACTCTTGCGTATATAAGCTTTACTTGGACGTGGCATACCCTTTTTTGAATATAGAACTGAAGTAATAAATGACTCAAAAAGGCATTTATCAGTTCTTTTCATAATATTCAAGAATTTGTAACCGCGGCCCCCAAGCAATACGCCGGGGTGATCATTCATACCTAATGGGCAAGAAGGTATGGTTTGATTTTTATGAAAGGAATAATATGCAGAGATTTTCCATTTCACAAACTTCAAAGGATCACCCCAAACCGAAGCACAATGGACCCAATGGTCCATCGTGCCCTTCGGGGAGTATCCGTTCGAGTCGAAACCAAAGACTCGGCACAGTGTTAGAATCACTTCTACGCACTGTCTTACAAACCCAGATTGTTCCGCACTGATAGGTGCAACAATCGGGGGAGGAATTACGCCTCCATCATTAGCGTCTATTTTCAACATAATAGAATGCGACTACAATTACTTAATTAAAA